CGCCAGTCTCCACGGGAAGGCCCAACCCGGTGATGAGGGTATCCAGTTCTTCCAGGAAAGTCATCATATGTTGTCCACCTCTTGCCGGAGAGTATCTATCATGGCTTGGATACACTCGTTTTTCGCCGCTGATTTCGCGGGTTTCAAGAATGGTCTGGCGGGCTGCCCATGTTTTCCGTATTCTAAAATGTTCGCCAATTTTGCATTGGATTCCCCGTCCCGCCGAGGTTCGCAAAATCCGACTTTTACATTGTAATTGCCCTCCCGATCCATCCGGGCTCCTGAAACACCCAGCGCGTTCAGCAGTTCACCCGTGGCGCAGGAGGGGTATTTCGTTTTCCCGATGACTGCCTGCAGGTTGCCCTTGACCCTGGCGTACATCACCTTGCCACCCGCCTCAAGCACGCGCGGAATTATTTCATCCGTCTTGTCGCCTAGAGCGGAAATGCGATCAAGGAACTCTGCGGGCATCGTAAACAAACAGCGCGCGATGATAGTCACCTCACAGTCGGCTCCAGCTTTTCAGCCAGAATTTCATAATACATTCCACGGTTCCTTACGTCCTCCACGCTGAGGATGCGGAACCGCTCACCGGTGGAGACATATATAATGGAAAAGGAAGTGTCCACCATAAGGCCGGGGATGGCACGGAAGCGGAACAGGGATGTAGCGGTGGAAAAGGCAGCCATGTTTGCCCAGCGCCCGGTGCCGTGCCGGTCTTCTTTATAGGCCCGGACAGTAGCGAGGACAGTGTCGCTGGGGGTTGTGAAACCCTCTGTGTCTTTGACAGGGGTAGTGGACACGATTTGTATTGCCTTATTCATTCTACCAAAACTCATTGTTACACCTGCCAAGCTTTATTCATTGCAAGCAGCCGGTGGACCGTCTGCCACACCTGCGCCGCCGCGTTTGTGTTATCCGCAAAGAAGCCGCCGGTGCTGCCGTCCCGGCTTTCGTAAAAGTGGGACGACAGCATAATCACGGCCTGTTCAGTAGTTGCAGGCATGGGATTCCCGGCATAAAAACCATCGGCAAGGTGCTGATAGCTTTCCGCATAGGCAACGGCGGCGCGGATGAAGTCTTTTAACAGTTTGTCATCCGCGCTGTGCTCCAAGATAAGGTTCTTTTTAACCCGTTGTAAAAGTCTGGTCTCCGTTTTCATCAGTTTTTCATGGCCAAAATCTGCACAGATTCCGGCAGGATCAACTTGCCGTCCACGCGCTGATATGCCATGAAACCGACCTGCCCGTTTCGGGCATATAGTTCATCCAACCGCTTAAAGCTGCGGCCCTCGCGATCTGCGATCCAGTAGAAGCTGAAATCGCCGAAAGCGATGGTCTTCGCGCCCGCCGCGATGGTGGGCACAAAGTAGGACGTATGAATCGGGCGGTTCAGGATTTTGTCGGGCTCACCCTCTTTCACGGAAGGCTGCCACAGATATTGGCCGTTCGCGTCTTTCAGCTTGCGGATCGCTTTCAGGGATGCTTCATTCATCAGGAATGCCGAATTGGGGCGGTAAGCGGATTTGAGGCTGTAGTACAAATCAAGCACCTCATCCAGGGTAACGGTGGTTGCCGCCGCAGTGGTTACTGCCAGCTGACCGCCTCCCGTAGCGTTGAAAATCCCGGTGGGTTTCCCAGCGCCGTTTCCGACCAGAAAAGCCTCGTCCTCTTTTTCGGCGATACGCTCGCCCAGCGCTTTGGCGATGTAACTCTGCAGGTCAAATACGCTGTCGTGGAGTAGCTCGTCCGATACCTTGATCGCCGTAGCCAGCTTATAGGCGCTCAGGATAACCTGACCGAAGCTGTCGTCGCTTTCTGGAATTTCACCCTCCTCTTCCACCCAGGACGAACTGCCCTTGGAAGAAGCCACGGGGAGCTTGTGTTCCCCGGCCGTGGTGATGACGGTAGCAAGAGAGCGCATGATATTTCTTTCGGACGCGGCCTCAATCAGACGGGCTTCGAATTCCTCCGGGACAAGAAACCCGCCCTGTGTGTCCACACCTTCCTTCAGAGCGTTGTGTACGTCGGGGCCGAGCCTACCGCGCATGGCGTTCCAGAAGGCTTTTTGGTACGCACCGGAGGCCCTGCCTGTCTTTTCCTCGCCGGGCGCAGCGGAGGGAGTATTGGTGATAGGCGTAGATGTCGCTTTCGCCAATTCCGCGTCCAGCGAGGCCTGGCGCTCCAGACGCTCCACCTCCTTGCCCAGGGCGACCACATCCGCCTCCATCTTATCATAGGTGGCGGAGTCCTCGGCGGACAGCAACCCGCTGTCGTTCCGCTTGGTATCCAGGAACGCCTTCGCCGCGTCCCAGGCTTTTGCGCGTTTTTCGCGTAATTTGAGTATTTGGCTCATGATAATTGTTCCTCCTTATTATTCAATGGGATATTAAGCCGAGCCGCTGATACAGTGACTCGATGGGTGTGCCTACAGGTTCTACAGGTGCTGGGGGGTCAGGCTCCTTTACCGGAGGTTCCGGGGTATTTTCTTTGGGCCTGACCTTAGACAGCAACGAGTTGGTGACGGCGCGGCGGCTGAACGCAAAGGTTTCGTCAGTCTTTTGGCGTTTTTCATCTTCCAGAATCCCATCTGCAAACCCAAGCTCAATGGCTTTATTGGCGTTCAGCCAGGTTTCCGCATCCATCCAATGGCTGATTTTCGCCCGTGATTGCCCAGTCTTGATTTGGTAGGCGTTGATGATGCTCTCCTTAAATTCCGACAGCATATCAATGGCCTTCTTCATCTCCTCAGTATCGCCGATGGCCACAGTTAAGGGGTTGTGGATCATCATGATCGCCGTTGGGGCCATGAGGACTTTCGTCCCCGCCATGGCAATCACACTAGCCGCCGAGGCCGCGATGCCGTCGATTTTGACAGTGACGTTGCCTTTGTAGTCAATCATCATGGCATAAATCTGGCTTGCGGCGACGCAATCTCCCCCTGGGCTATTCAGCCAAATTGTGATGTCACCCTCACCGTCAAACAACTCTGATTTAAACATCGCGGGGGTGATTTCGTCATCAAACCAGGATTCCGACGCAATCACCCCATCGAGATAGAGGGTACGCCCTTTGGTCGTTTCATCGCGTACCCATCGCCAGAAGCAATTTTTCATAGCATTCCTTCCTCTAAAAAATATTTTCCCGCCGCCTGCGGCGTGAGCCAGAACTGTTTCGGGTCGTGATTTTTGCAACTTTCCGAAGCACAGGCCATGGCGTAGCCAAAAGGCGTTTTTACACACACGGCTGCAGCGCCACATAAATTACAGCTCATAACACCCCCGCCTTTTCTTTACATATCGTCGGACTTCTCATAAGCTGCGCCTACATCCCGAAGTTTGCACATATTCCCGTTTAAGACGTGAAGATTCCCCCCTTCTTCCTCGGAAAGCAGGTTCATATCTTCCAGAGTTCTCACATCATTGACTGAGAAAAAGCCGTTTTGAATGCCTGTGGAATAGCCCTGCATTCTCGATTGATAATCTCCTCGCAGTAACCCGTCCACATTGAACTTGGCGAACAGCGAGCCTTTTTCTGAGGGTAAGATCAACGATTGCTGGATGGCCTGCTCCCAGCGGATCACCCATGGGTCAAGCGTGTACTTTACAAATTCTAATGATTGTTGCTCAATATTACTAAAACTGGATTTTTCCAAATCTCCGACCATGTGGGGCGGCACCCGAAAAATGCGGGCGATTTCATTTATCTGAAACTTGCGCGTCTGCAAAAACTGCGCGGCTTCTGGAGGAATACCGATTGCTTGAAATTTCATGCCCTCTTCGAGCACCGCTACCCGGTGCGCGTTGCCGCTGCCGCCGTAGGCCGCGTTCCAGCTGTCCTTGACGCGCTGGATGTCTTTGATTACACCGGGATGCTCCAAAACTCCCCCTGGGTTTGCGCCGTTTTTGAAGAAGGTGGCGCCGTATTCTTCGGTGGCGATTGCCATGCCCACGGCATTTTTCGCCATGGCGATTGGGCTGTATCCGACGAGGTAGAGTAGGGGAAAACCGCCTTGCTATGTTGCCATAGTAGGTTTGCTTGCCCCTCTCTCCAAACCGTACTTACACCTCTCGGCGTATACGGCTCTCCATTGTCACTCCGTTTGTAGAAACTCTTTTACTGTGAACCTTTTTGTGGCACTCCTCACATAACACAATGGTTTTACGCCGTTTGGCAATCATCACTTGTTCCCAAAAATCTTTACCTTTTAGGTCTTTCACCTTGTGAACATGATGAATATCATAGTGTTCTGATTCTGTGTTGCCGCAAAGCTCACATATTTTAGCAGCCAGCCTTTCTTCAAAGACAGTCTTTGTGCGCCTGTGCCGTAATGCCGTTGTGTCAACAGTATCTTCACAGTAGGCATTTTCTTTACAGGATTGAAAATCGGCAAAATAACAGTAACATACGCCCTGTTTGTTTTCGTATGTGATACGCCATTTGCCTTTTCCGTCCTTGAATTTTCTTCTGACTTTTGGTAAAGTGATTTTGTACTTGCGTGCTAAGGTTTTTAAGCAACTGTATTCCATAAGATAAGCAAAATAATTTAGCTTTCCAAAATTGCTTGCCAGTGAATAATAGTTGCACAGTCCCCGAAGCTCCGCGTTGTACGCCGTCACAATTTCAAGGTCGCTGCAACGCAACAACGATACGCGAACGCGTGGGTAGATTTCGCCGTTTTCTTTTTGGGTTACAATACCCTCTCTAAATAGAAACGACATTATCTTATCGTTAAGGGGTACAGCCAATTCAGCGGTTTGACTTAATGTCCGCTGTGTGGTTTTTCCCGCTTTCCGAACATCTCCATTGCGTCTTACCTTCACATCATAGCCTAAAAACCTTGCATATTCATTGCTGTGCGTGATCAAGGTTTTTTCATCTGAAAGTTCCATTTTAAGCGTGTTGGCAATAAATTCTGATAATTTCCTTTTTATGCCCTCACAATCTTCCTTACTGCCGTTTACTCCAATTAAAAAGTCGTCCGCATATCGGATATACTTAATTTTCTTGTCGTCCTGCGGCTTGTAGGGAATTTTGAGCAGTTTAGCACGAAGCTCTTTTTTCTGGCGGATTAACATTTCGCGTTCGGTTCCAACGGCGTTCTCAATTTTCGGATTAAGCCGTTTTATCCGCGCCCTTAATGCTTCATACTCATTACTGCCGTAATCTCTGGTCGGGCAATTAAAATCTTTTGCCAATTTCAGCACAAACTTATCCAGTTCATGCAGATAGATATTTGCGAAAAGAGGGGAAATAATCCCACCTTGTGGTGTACCGCTGTGGGTCTTGTGAAATTTCCACTCTTCCAAATACCCTGCTTTCAGGAATTTCCAAATGAGTTTTACCAGCCGTGCGTCCTTAATTTTTGTGCCGATTATTTCAACTAATTTCGCGTGGTTGATGTTATCGAAACAGCCTTTTATGTCCCCCTCAACAAACCATCTGATACCATTAAAGCCCCTTGTTATTGATTTTAACGCAGTATGACAGCTCTTGTTCGGGCGAAACCCGTGTGAGCAGTCGAGAAAAATAGGTTCATATACCGCTTGTAAAATCATGCGCAGGACTTCTTGGACAAGTTTATCTGTAAAGGTTGGTATGCCCAACGGACGCATTTTGCCGTTCGCCTTTTGGATATATGTCCGTCGGGCTGGGCTTGGCATATAGCTTTCGTCTGACAGGGATTTGATAATTTTTTCAATTTTCTCTGCCGAAAAGCCGTCTGCTGTGTCCGTATTCACACCTTGGGTGGCTGCTCCATTGTTTGCATATAGGTTCTTATAGGCTAAATAGTAAAGGTCTGGGCGCAGCATATAGCGGTAAATCCTTGTAAACACTTCGCCCTCGTTTTTGCGTGAGTTTCTGCTCACATTCTCTAAAATCTCCATCGTTGGTGTCATTTGAGGTATTCCTCCCTAACTTCTATTGATTTTAGCGCGTAACAACTGTGTCCCTTCGCCGTTATTGCGCCATTAACGCACCTGACTACTACGGACACTCCGTAACCATGCAGGATTTTCAGCGTCATCTCTCTTGCTTTTTACACTTGAGATTTCTCACCTTTCGGCATTACGCATAGCCCTTTCGGGCGTTCCTGTTTAGGTTATCCCCAGTTAGCATAATGAGTTGGTATGTAGATTGTCGGATATGCTTTCGTTTCTTTACCGCAGGTTCTCCTGCGTGTTATACGAGTTTATTGACAACCGAACGAACGACGGTCTTATTCGTTTGTACTCGTATCAAGGGTGACAGATACTTTCCCTTGTCGTGGATTAACCGAAACTCGAAACTTGCCTTAACCAAACACAGGTTTATCCTCATATCCACTTGGCGTCGCGGTTCAGTCGTGGCTGATTATCTTTAGCTAACTTTCCGCTTTCCTGTTATGCTACACTCCCGGTTAGCTTTCGCCTCCCGATAAAACAGGTCGCCTCACGCGTTGTCTTGCGTGGTAGTACCATTAATTCTACTCATCACTATGCCCTATCTGGGCGCACGCCGTCAAACCCAAGGCCGGGAATATGCAGCACCTCGTCGCGCCGGAGAATGACCAGCCCGCCGTCAGGGTCCTCCCGGCTTTCTTCTTTGTCGCGGCGGTAGGAATAAATCAATTCTCCGTTGGCCGCCCGGCTGACTTCCATTTTGTTAGGCAGCAACGGATACAGTGCCAGCACCCGGCCCCCGCCGTCCCGGATGATCTGCGCGAAAGCATTTCCCCACAAAAGAAGATGACTCATCAGCGTTTCGCGAAACACAAATGAAGTCATCTCGCTATTGGGTTCATCGTGGAGCAGATAATACAGCGGGTGGTCGGTGACGCGCTCTTTGCCGCCGTCGGGGGGGGTATACATATATAGATGTAATGGCAGACTGGCGACGGCCTCGGCTAAAATCCGCACGCACGCATATACCGCCGTCGTCTGCATGGCGGTCTGCTCGTTCACCGGCTTGCTGGAGGCCGTGCCGCCGAAGAGAAAACTCCAGCCGCCGCCGATTTTGTTTTGGGGCTTGTCGCGGGAGCGGAACATGGATTTGATGGGATTCATAGAAATGAAATCCTTTCATTGAAATGTGAAAATGGTTTTGATATAATAAGAGAAAAATTAACATCGTTTGTGTAAAGAACGGAGTGATAATCTTGAAAAGGTTAAAAAAGGCATTAAAAGTTCTGCTGATCATCGTTGTCTGTTTCGTGGTGCTCCTATATGGCGGAGTATTCTTAGGGCATAAGTTGATCTTCCCCATCAAAACGTCAGAAGTCCCGACGTTGGAACCTGTAACAGACGGCACATTTACCTTTGGCGTGCAAGCGCATGCAACGCAACCAACAACGATTGAAGACTATATCACGGTTCTTGCGGGGCAACTCAAGCGATACAACGAAATCGCGCCGTCTCTCTGGCCGGATAATAAGCTTGTCAATCAATCACTCATTGTTGAGGAAATCAGGAAACATGATTTCTGGCTGATAGAGCCCAGCGGCACGGTAACAGTCCTGTCAAGGGCTGAGGCGTTGGGCTACGGTATCGAACGTCTGCCTTATACCGACGGATTCAGCTTTTTTGACGGCGGCGTGTATCTGGTTGCCTCGAAAGAAGATTTGACAAATTATCTGGTATTCCAGAAATATCTCTATCTGGGTACATACGACACTTTCATCACCTTCGCGCACGAAGGCTTTCATGAAAAGGAACAATCTGAATGGCAGATGATGAGCGATGTTCCCAACATGGAGCGTGATGAATTTTTTAGCAATACAGCCGCGCGCGCAAAACGTGTTCTGCTGCAGAAACAGTTGTTGAAAGCAGTCAGCGAACCGGGCAATAAGCCGTTGATATTGGACGCTTTGGCGACCTACGCGGACTGGAAAAAGTCCTTCCCTGAAGACTATACCAATTCCGTTTACTTTGACCGCGTAGAAGGCACAGCGTATTATTACGAACTCATTTCCAGTCTATACTCTGCCTATCCTGATCAAATCAAGAATGTGGACGATTTAAACCGCGCACTTGCCCTGTTAGCCACACGGGAGGATATCTATATTGACTACGGGCTGGTGGCGGAAGGATATGTAGTCAGCGGGCTGTCATGCATTCTGTTGGACAGGCTGGAAGACGGCTGGAAAGAAGACCTGATAAACGACTCGGAAGCGACCCCGATAGAGATGCTGCTCCAGCACTTCAAAGAGGAAACACTGCCTGCGCCACAGCAGCTTACCCAAACCAAAATTGATGCGGTGGCCGAAGAAATAAATAAACTGGCGGAAAACGAAGGGCCGTCGCTGCTATTCCGGTTTTTATATGACATCGTGTTTTAGGAAGAAAACCATTCAAATAATCAACAAGCCACGGTCGTTATACACGCTCTCGCCGTTGTTATTCCCGCATCGGATCGCCCGGTCCAGCGCCATGATGGTGGCGACGGCGCCGTCTATCTTCTCGGTGGATTTTTCCTTATCGGGTTTGATATTCCCGGCAGGGTCGGTGCGGACGTGTATGTTGTCCATCATCCAGCGGAGTACCGGGTGGCCGCCGTGGGCGATACTGCCCTCCAGGGTCAGGCGCATAAGCTCCTTTGTGGGCGAGGACATATCCCGGAACCCTTGTCCAAACGGCACCACGGTAAAGCCCAGCCCTTCGAGGTTCTGGATCATCTGCGCTGCGCCCCAGCGGTCGTATGCGATTTCCCGGATGTCGTATATCGTGCCGAGTT